GACGGCCGCGCGGAAGATGGCGAGCAGACGCTCTCGATGGTGGTGCTCGACGAGACTGAGGACGAGAGACAGCCAGGTGAGTTCAGCTGGGAGCGCACGGAGAAATATCGGCTGCTTGTGCGTGGCCCGGTCGGCGATCTTCCGGCCAACACCTACGGCTCGGCACTCATCCGAGACACACAGCTGCAAAGTTTCCCGACGCAGTATCAGATCCCGCAGATCGCCAACCAAACGCTCGATCGAATCCCGTTCGTCTTCGTTAACGCAACTGACCTGGTGCCGGTGCCGGACAAACCACCGCTGCTCGGGCTCGGGACGCGATCGATGGCTATCTACCGTGCTGAAGCTGATCTGCGCCTGTCGCTGTTCCTTCAGGCACAGGACACGCTCTGGATCAAAGGCGACAAGCCGGCGAAGGGGAAACCGCTACTCGGTGCCGGATCGGTCATCTACGCCGAGGCCGCCAACTTCATCGGAGTGAGTGCCGCGGGGCTGGGGCATATGATCGCCCAGCTCGAGAACGACTATGCGAAAGCGGCCGAGGCGGGCGCCCAGATCCTCGACAAGACTGGCGGTGGGATTGAAGCGCACGAGACGCTGCGCCTACGCATCGCGTCGAGAACGACGACACTGGTCGGCGTCGCACGTGTCGCTGCCGAAGGTCTGCAGGACATACTTCGCCAGATGGCGGTCTGGGTTGGCGCGGATCCACTACAGGTGATCGTCACGCCATCGCTGGACTTCGCCGAGACCGAGGACATCGAGGGCCTGGATCTTGTGAACTTCATGAAAGCCAAGATCATGGGATTCCCGATGTCGCTGCAGACGCTCCATGGCATCGCCGCCGATCGCAACCTCACCCAACTACCATTTGACGACGAGCTAGCATTGATCGCGGCCGAGGAGCCACTTGCGCCCGGTGGACTGGGAGTGCCGGGCGATGAGAACGATGACGACGAAGGCAATGATCCGGTAGCTTCGGAGGCCGCATGACGTTCCTGCAAAACGGATTTGCAGCAATTATCTCGGCATTGCTGCTCTGCTATCTTCCGGCACCTGCCGGGGCGGACAACGACCATTCGAAGGCGATCGTCGACTACTATGCAGCGGTCGAAGCTTTTGAAGAATGCCAGCGCGGCAAGGCAACTGATCGCTGCGGTGATCCCCCGGTTCCGCCGCCAGTGACCGATGAGGGAATGCCACCGATTGACCCGATGCCTGAGCCGTCGGCGTCACCATGCTCACCGCCGTTCTCGTGGATTGCCGATGGTCTTGGCGTCGATTGTTGGCCCCCACATGCAGCGTCCTATGATCCGCCCTGCGGCGGACCGTCTACCGATTACGTCCAGGGGGTGACCTACTGTGCACGCGATAATCAAGACCGAGATCGAGACGCTGGGCGCGCTACTGATCGGGATGATGATAATGGCTGCGTTGGCGACTGCGGCGGCGGCGATACTGGGGGGCCTGCTGACCCTACTTCTGCCCCCCCTGGCGGTCCTAACGGTCATGGCCCGGGGGGCCCAACCACACCAAGCGCGCCAATGGGGATGAGGCCGGGAGACTGACAATGCCAAACCCAGATGACACACGACGCCGGCTAGGATCGATGGAGCGCTACTCGCTTGGTGACGTCAAGCCGGCCAAAGCCTTTGACCCCAGCGCGGAGCAGCTCAACAGGATCGAGGACAAGCTTGACGCTCTGACTCGGGCCGTAGACCAGCTGATGCGCGAGCGACGCATCGCCGAGGTCGAGCCCAGGTTCACGCCCGCTCGCATCGTCACGCGCCAACGGGACGGACGACAGGGGATCCTGGTTAATCCGGGCGAATAGCATGGGCATGGCCGACGCCAATCCTGACGTCTCCTCGATCCTGGCGCCGGCGACGACCGAGGTCGAGTATGTGGCGCGCGCCTTGGCAATCCAGAACTACCTGATGGTCGCCCCGGGCGATGCGAACCGACCGAATCTTCGATGGGTCGCGGATGAGGTCGAGATGGATTGGACATCTTTCCGGCCGGCTGCAATGTCAGCGATCAATGCGGTCGAGACCTGGCGCGCCAGGGTTGCCCCCACGATTACCGCCAACCTGGAGAAATCTTGATGCACCCAGCGACAGAGCAGCTGTTGAAGGGCTTCTGGAAGGAGCCAATCACTGCGCCTGAGATACGTGATGTGTCGCAGTTCTATTGTGACATGGCGCACCATCTTGTCTCCATGTTGCCGGAAGGCGCCGAGACGACGGTGGCTCTACGGAAGTTGCTCGAGTCGAAGGATGCAGCAGTGCGCTCCGTGGTGTTTTCTGCTTAATGATCGCTCTCCCGAAGACCATCAAGATCGGCTGGGCCACCTACATCGTCGAGAACTGGCCGGAGAGCGAGGCGCGTGACCGGCACCGCGCCGGTGAAATACTCTTCAACAAGCTGAAGATCAGGATCAATGATGCATGCCCACCTGCAAAGCGCGCCGAAACCCTGCTGCATGAGATCGCGCACGCCATCAACGACGTCTGGGCTGTGACACCGATAGATCTCGCCAAGGATAGTCAGCCCGAGGAGCAGCTGGCGTGCCTCATGGGCAGCGGGTGGGCGACGGTACTGTGCGACAACCCTGATCTGCGCCGGTTTCTTGATGAGGTCTGGCCGCGATGACTGAAGCTCCCAAGCTCCGTCAGCTCACCTGCGATCGGTGCGACAAGCCGTTCTTGGTCGAGGATCTCGAGGGCGTGCTGTTGTGGCGCCGGTTCTGCGATGGCTGCTGGGCGCCGCCCGATGAACCGACAACGGTTCGGGTAACCATCAAGACCGAGTACCGTTGGAAGATTCCGGCAGAACCCCGGAGTCCCGTGATCCTCGCTGATTTGTCGACGGTTTGACCCGATGGCAAACCGCCCGCTATTCAGCACGTTCGCTCCGGGCAAGTGGTTCTACTTCGCTGTGATCCCATGCGGCGGCGTTTGGTCGATCGCGGCTTATCGATATTTTACACTCGTCCGTATCTACTGGCTCGGCTGGCGTTGGTTGCCGCTATGTGCAGTCAAGGTCAGGCGATGGCCTTGGTGTGGCTGATGGCTTGGATCGACCTTGAGACAGGGATCATGGCATTGCTCGTCGTCATGTGGTGCATGATTCGGTGGGCCTGATGGTGACCTCAAACGAAAACATCCGCGACGCACTGATCCGCCACCAGATCGGGATGGTGCGGGCGTCGACGACGCTCACCAACGACATGGTCCGGGTACTCAACAGCTCCGAGCGTGATCTGCGCATGCGCCTGGAGCGTCGGATCGACCAGATCAGGGCGCGCGGGATCGACCTCGGCCCGAGCACGACCCGGCGTCTGCTCGAGCTCGAGAAAGCGCTTTCCGAAATGCTGGGTATCCCGCATGCCGAGATTGCCACCGGCACCACTGCGTTTCTGACAGCCGCGGCGGAGCGCGAAGTGGAGTTCGTACGCGAGATACTGGTTCGTGACATACCGGTCACGGTGGACTTCATCCGGCCGGCGCCTGCGCTGATCCGATCGGTAACAAGATCTCGCCCGTTCCAAGGTCGCGTCCTCCGGGATTGGCTCCGGACATTCGAGGCCGGCGATCGGCGACGTATCATGGATCAGATCCGGGATGGCCTGCTTCAGGGGCAGTCAGTCCAGGCAATATCCAGGCGGATCTTCGGTACCCAAGCGCTGCAAGGCCGGGACGGCGCGCGCCAGATTACTCGCAACGGCGCTCAAGCGCTGGCCCGCACCGCCACTAACCATATCCTGGTCCAAGCGCGATCGGAGTTCTTCGCCGCGAATGCCGCCGTGATCAAATTCGAGATCTACACCGCGACACTCGACAGCCGGACCACCATCATCTGTGCGTCGCTCGACGGGAAACGTTACCCCGTGGGTAAGGGGCGGTTTCCGCCCGTGCACGTCAATTGCCGATCAACCCGAGTACCGTCGGTCGATGGCTCTGTGCTCGGCAACCGGCCAGCCAAGCCCTTAGCGGAGCGTGAGCTATTGGATGACTTCACCGAGCGCAGAGGTCTCCGTTCCGTCCGTGACCGCGCGCGCCTACCGCGAGGGACCAAAGGCGCGTTCGACCAGTTCAAGCGTTCACAGGTCAGGGCCAGGGTCGGCCCGGTACCGGCGACGACCACTTTCGAGCCATGGCTCAAGACGCAGAGCAGAGCTTTTCAGGATGAGGTGCTTGGCCCAACGCGGGCGAAGCTGTTCCGCGAAGGCAAGCTGTCCTTGGACAAATTCGTCGATCAAAATTCGACCGGCAAGCCGTATCGCCTCGACGACCTCATGAGGCGGGAGCCGCAAGCGTTCGAGACACCTTAACCGAGTTTCAGACACCCCAGTTGCTGTGCTATGCCCTCGATTGGACGTCTTCCTGCGGTGCCATGGGTCCGCCGCTTGTGAGATCGACGGATGTGGGCCGTGTCCGTCGTCCAAAGAGCTGAGAGTTCCTAGGCTCTCAGAAACGGCCAAAACCTTGCGTGACGGACGCCACCGGCTTAGGTACGAATCATCTACAACCGGATCGGTGGACAATCATGGCCCTCAAAGCGAGCTACGACACTCAAGAGGCAGTGCCAGCGGAGTTCAAGGCACACTACGTCGAAAAGGACGGC